GACGTAGCTTTCCACTACAGTGCCAAATCCTTTTTTAAAGTTGTGCTGCAAGTCAATGTTTCGGCAATTCACTAGAAAGTTATGTGCGGCTTTTTCAATTTCTGCCGACTTAGCAAATTCCCCTTGTGTGTCTACTGCGTTTGGCTCATATACGACGCCATATACTAGTTTTTTTTCTTCATCAGCCTTATTAATGAATATATCAAACTCTTTTTCAAAAGCTGGTTCTTCATCGTCAGACTTCATCAGGAAAAATTCCTTTTTATTAGCACCTTTGCGGACATATGATACGTGTGTTGCTTCTAAATCCGTTAGTTCTGTTATGGTTGACATTTTGACTCTCCCTCCCTTATTTTTGTATTAAAAAAGACGCTATTTAAGCGTCTGATTATAATTTAAACCTTAAGGTATGCCCTTATGATTGCCTGTGGATAACTACGATAGAATTCTTTATTTGTTTGTTTCTTTTGGCGAACTAAAGGCTAGCCCCTTTTCTTCCTCGGTTAAAATGCATTCTGGTGATTTTTTACTATCGTCTATTGGTTCTTCAGGTCGATGACCGGTGATATACGTATATAGTTCGTCAGTATTACCATCAGTTAAAATACCATGTCTATTTTCCATGCTCCCAAGTCCCCCTTTTTATTTCGAATTGGTTTAATATTTTGAACCATATTTGTTTTTCATGCCAATTAGCAATTTTACGCTTATCATCAAGTGTAGCATTTCTCCACTCCGGCAAAAGTTGTACCTCAATCTTAGCCTTTTCAAAAAGTTCATAATAGGCCTTCTTTGTCTTATCTACATCATACACCACCCCCGCTTTTTTTTCAATACCATAAACACTCCCCTCAATATCTACTGCAAACAGTGACTTGATTGATTCGTAGGTAAGAAAAAACAGTAAATCATCTATAGATATACCCGAAACGTTATTATGATTATGTATTACAACCCTAGACATGGGTTTTCCTTTAGCTAAGTCTGCTATCCACTCTTTGTAATTCTTGCTGTCTGGCGTTATTCTTCCATGTTCACCGTAAACATTCTTATCGGATTTTACACCTGTTTCGGTCTTTAAGGTTGTGGCCATTTCCTTCTCTTTAGTCTTGCCGTAAAGCCATAGAGTATTTGCACATAACAACACTTCATTAATTGTCGTCTTCGGCAAACTGGACATTTGGCTTATATCTCTATGAGTAAGCTTGACTGGATAAAGATTCCCAAGAATATCATTTAGTGACTTCCTACTATCTCCTATACTCAGTAGATTTGATTGAAATAAATCCTTTTTAGTTTCTCCGCCTAAGTATTCTACTTGGAAATCCTCGGATTGCCTTGACAGCCACTCTTTTGTATTAACATCTTTATCATCATATACCGTGTCGCTATCAAGACCCTCGCCTTTGAATATAGCAAAAAGGGTACATCTACAATTAATAATTTCACCAGCGGGCGCGCCTAACGACGAATCCAATGGAAACAATAATTTATACCCACCTACGTTGAAAGGCATACCCTTTTTTCTTTTCTGACCATCCGCCGACCTGTGTGTTGGGCGTGTTCGACCATCGGCTGTGGCAGACCATGTCGCTCCTATAACGTTAGCGTCGTCCATCATGCATGAATACTCAGCATAATTACATGACGACATGATTTCCGTCCGCGCAATAGACTCTGCTCTATTATAACTAAATCCTGTAGACTGCCGTATATTTTCTGCGATATCGTAGGTGCTTAAACCTTCTTCATACCCTTTTACCAGCAGACCTTTCGTAAAATTTTCAGTAGACTGCGCTACTTCTTTTGACCATTTGATAGTTTTTTCTCTTAAATATGTACTTGTGTCTCTATCAAATTTATTAAAATTAAATTCCATGCCTAAGTTTTTATACACTAGTTCCGCACTATCTCTTACATTTCCCTTAGTTATATATTTCTCATATGAGCCAGCGAGTGTATTTTGAAAGTTTTCGGTCAAAGTCGTGAGTGTGTCTTTAATATCATCTACAACAACCCTGTTATATTTTTCATCAAGATACTCATGTGTTTTGTATTTTTTGGCCTTTACCATCGGATCATCTATTTTTTTATGGAAAATCTTGTTTTTAGATATGACTTTTAAGCATTTTTTTTGATAGCTGTTTAATAGTCCGTCTACTTCAATAGCAAAATCCGTTGTGTTAGTTATTGCCTTGGAAGCCCATGCTTTTTTTAATTTAAAAAAAGGCTTAAAATAAGCCTTTTGCCTCTTGTATATGATTTTTCTTTTGATTAATTGGATTTCTTTACAAATGTAAACGGCAATAGTTTTATTCATTGAGGCTGCCACCTATTTCTTTTCTTATAGCATGTGTTAGACGACTAAGTTCGCCTATAATATCATCATCTGACTTTTCAATTCCGTGTTGAATACCATCTGGTGGGTACATGTCGGTGTTTTGATTTCTTAATTTTGTAAGTTCAAACGGCTGATTGCCTAACTCTTCGTCCCAAGCCTCAACATCCTTGCCTAAAACTTCTTCCACTATAGGTACAAGCATATTTGGAGTAATTGCTCCAGCAGTGTTCAATGTGCTTAAAATATTAGCCTTTTGATCTATATTACTAAGGTCTGGACCTTTTAAATATAACTCGCAATACTTAATACCCTTTTCATTGTTGATTATTTTGTTAAATGTATCGCATATCCTTTTTCTCTCTGGGACAAAGCTCTGCTCCTCGCTTATTTGTCTAGCTGTATCTGCTGTTGCCCTATTATAATCAGCACTAGCCCCTGTGTATATTGGTGGCAATCTAAAACTATCTCTTATTTTCTCTTTGCCTTCTTTTTGATAGTCGCGAAAAAGTGCATCTGAATTATTTGTATCTGTTAAGGATTTTATATCAATATTAACCCTCGGAGTTGATCCCGTTTGTAGGAGTTTTTCTTCTTCGTTACTCTCAAAAGGCGACGCTTCAAGTACTAGTATCTTGTAAGCATTTTCAATGCCTTTTCCATCAGATATAGCTTTAATACTTCCTTCCGTAAGTTGCCCTCCGGATATAGTAACCGCCATTGGTAAGATGCGCCCTTCATGAAAGTACTTATAGTTTAAAAGCTCACTCAGAACATTACCACTGGCCGTTATAGACGTATTAATCCAGTAGGGTACGCCGTAGTCTGTATAGCTGGAATGTACACAAAAATAGGCAACCTCATTAGCTAAGTCGCCCTCTTGTAAGTTTTCGCTATATTCGCCTGTTTTGTAGCTCATTGGTCGTGGATCACCAAACTCTTTGAAATAAATACGTTTTCCGTTTACTATTTGAACAAACTTTTTAAATCTTACGCTAGTTCCAACTTGTTCATATCCTTTTTCTGTTTCCTCCCAGACTTCTATTTTTGTTTCAGCTTTCTTATTATGCGCTAATCTAAAATTACACCCTCGACAATATTCTAAGGTACAAACATCTCCAGCACCGTTGCGAATTACCTCAAGCATACCCCATCCAAAAGAGTACATATCTACTGCCACTTTGTAAATCAATGAACTAAAGTCTGACAGGGGGTTGAGGTATTTATATAATTTTCTAAGAATTTCCCACTCCTTGTTGGCTTCTTCTTTTATTTTTTCCTCAGCCTTGTTGTAATCAAATTCATTTTGATATTTTATGCCATGACCAAAATTTGCAACATTTACCGCAAAAGCTTCTATATTTTGTTTTAATGTGTCATTTCGTTCGATTAAAGAAATGAGGTCTTTTGGCTCATAAGGAGGTCGCATAATATCGCCTGCATACTCAAATGCATCTAATTGCCTAGAGGCATTTAATATTTCATTCGCCCTTTTATCAGCTTTCATAAAAGCATTATAACTTGCGTCTGTATTACCTTTTCTGCGCTTATTGTTTCTCAACGTCTTCTCCCTCCTTCTTTTCGTTTTTGTCCGGTTCGCTCTATCATTGGATACGCCGCAAGTGCAACCGCGTCGCCTCTATCAGGTGATGGCAAGCCACGTTTTTTCATTTCCTTTTTTACCTCAAGTTTTATCTTACCGTTTGTGCTGAACCCTTTTTTTCTATTGGTAAGTTCGCCAATCAAGTCATTATCATTCGGCAGAGAGATTTGCCCCTCTTCCAGCATATCCTTTAAATTTCCCCACAAAACCGTATTAAAATCATAGTAGTATGCATGGTTTACAGACATATTAAAATTGACTGGTACGACAATAAGCCACTCCATGTCGCCTTCTCTATTTTTTATGCTTCTTAGGGCATCTGTTACCCCACCACCAATACCCGTATCATCAATTTTGACATATATCTTTCCGGTAAACTGACGGGAAGTCCTTAAACTTCTTGCGGTGTATACGAGTTCTTCTGCTGTTTTTGTTGTATCCATGCCATGTCTCACGTGAAGAGGTAATATCGTATTGTTTACTTTTGACGCTATTACAGTGTTGTCATCTCCAAATCTTGCAACGTCCACACCTATATCTACGGTTTCTATTATTTCTAATAGTTGTTCTGCATGTATGCTACTTTCAGCGGTCGCAGTTGATATAAATACATCATCTTCATCGATAGGAAATTCGCCAAATACACGAACTCTTACGACATTGCTATGCTGGCCGTATTTTCGCATTAAACTTTCAATGTTTTCTTTGTTTGTTCGGTTGCTATCTAATGATGATATTTTGTGAGTCCTGTACAGGTCTCTATCAATTGAATGGCTGTCATGAAAAACACCTGTTTTTCGAGTAGGGTTTCCGCACATTAGAAGTTTGTTGTTTTTTCCCGACAATGTACCCAAAATCGCTTCCATGATTGGGTCGGCAACCCCCGAAGCCTCATCTACTATGAAAAGCATGTTATCCTCATGAAAACCTTGCATATTTTCAGGTTTTGTTGCGGTACGTGCTACAGCAAACCAACGTTCTTCATGTTTTGACATAGTTACTCTGGTTTTTGTCCATTTGAGAATGTGTTTTAATATAGGGCTTTTAGACTGCCATTTCGCAACCTCAGCCCAAAGAACATCATGCAACTGCTGTCTGGTAGGCGCCGTGGCGACAACACGCGCCTGTGGAAAGCAACATAAAAACCACAATAACGCACAAGCCTCAAACCCTGTCTTTCCTACCCCCTGACCGCTCCTAATACTTACTTTCGGATAATTAGCTAAGTCCTCAAAGGCTTTTATTTGCCATTCGTCGGGTTCAAGCCGTAATATTTCTCGACAAAACAGAACTGGGGATTCTTTGTATTTCGGTATTTTTATCTTTAATACGTCTTTTAACCTACCCATTTGGCTTTCCCACTACGTTTTCTATCCAGTCATCTAGCTCGTTATCCTGTTGATCCCCGCCTGCTATTTTACGTTCTTCTAGGGCGAGTTTTCTTTCATCATGCTCAATCTTGTGTTTATCTAGCGGGTTAAATAAAAGCCTTTTGCTTAACTGTTCGGCTGCTTGATTTACGTCCGATAATTTACTTGGGAGCGGCACTGCTTGAACCTCTTCATTTTCCATAATAACTTTTTTACCGTTTTCGTCGTAACTACTTTTTCTAGTTTTTATGGTTACCGCTGTGTATTCGTGCTCTTCACGTCTTAATATTCGTGTTTGCGTTTCCAAGATTTCTTCCAGAGTTGCAATTTTACTTTTTTCGACCTCGTCTAATTTTTTTCGTATATAGGCGGAAACGCTAACCTTTGCTAACAGTCTTGCTCCTTGCTCATTAGCGGTTCTTTTGGAATACCCCGTTCTTATCGCCGCTTGTGTTGCATTTAAGTCAAGTAGGTATTCATTGCAAAAAAGCCTTTGTTTATTGCTTAAGCCTTCGTATGCCGTAATTTCATTTTCTGTTTTTTTTGCCTTATTTTTAGTTTCACTCTCCGGTTGCAACTTTTTTTCTTCGGTTGCAACTTTTTTA